GCTGATCGGCCAGAAAATGCAGCGTGTGGGATGGTTCCGTATCGCTTGCTACCCAGCTAAAAAAGTATTGTTGGATGGTCGAAATGCGCATCTCATAGTGGAACAACCTGAATGGTGGCGAGAGCGGTTGTTAAAAAACATGCCCATTGAGATTGTGCATGAGGATATCAGCGTGTTCGACAAGAGCTACAAATGGCCGCATGTCAAAGGCTGCAACTACGACGTGACTGTGCTGCGAGTCAAGTAAGGCAGGAACTTTTGATAGATGCGGCCTTGTTTGGCATCTTCATCGCTCCAGTGGGCTGCTGCTAGATCATAGATCCATTGTTGTCGGCCATATTGTTCTGGCGATTCGATCTTGGCGATATCTTTGTTGGCCACTGCCCAACTCACACAGCTGGCATCATCGGCAAATACGGGTATGCCGGCACAGGCTGCTGCCACCGACGCACTACTATTAAAAAATACCGCAGCATGTGCTCGTTGAAGATTGTCAGTGAGCCTTGTGGTCAATGGCTCTAGCACCTGTACCCCCAACTGTGTTTGATAATGCCTGGTTTTAAACTGTAAAAAATCTGTGGGCTTGTAGGCACCAGGGTGCGGCCGTACCATGATGGTACGATCTGTGTATCGCCTGATCTCTGAGATCTTTTGTTGTAGCCACACCAATGGGTCCAGAGCTTTCATGGCAAATCCGCCATCTCTCTGCATACAGATCAGTATGTGTCCGCCAGGGTTGGATTGCGATGGTTCCAATGAGATGCCCAAGGCATGACTAATTTCTTGCCATTTTGTGCTGTCGCTGTTGTGATTGGCATATTCAGCTCGATCATAGAACGGGCCGTCAAGGCTGTATCGTAAGTAACTGCTGGCATTGTCTAGATACTTCCAGCAACTGGCATCGATGCACATGGTATGGAATCCATGACGTTGTTGCTGTGAGATAATTTCTTTCCTCAATGCTATGTTTGGCCCACCGGTATTGGTAGTGGCCCAACCCAACATCACAGCCAGGCGACTAGGTGTGTATCGGTGTGCTGTTTCGACTACCACGCTGTGCCCTAGTTTTCGTACTCCAGCGGCAAAACTTTCCAGACATTGTGTTTTCCTAATGTGCTTCTGGAAGTTGGCCACACTGGAGATATACACCACAACATCAACCATCGTTCAATATACGCCAGGCTGTGCCATCACGCATCTCCACTTCAGTGAATTGGCAATAGGCCAAATGTCTAGCCCAGGCAGTGACTTGGTCAAGGTTGGGTTTTTTGATTGACTCAATGTCCGAGATGCTGGTACTGCAAACTGCTGCGGCTGCATTAGGACCCAGTGTGATGGCCGGTTTGCCAAACAAGATAGCTTCACCAGCAGCGATACTGCTGTAGGTGATCAAGCAGTAGATATCCTGGCTTAACGCCATTTCAATGGTGTCGTCGTTTATCCTGGTACTACGACCTTGTTTGCGTCGGATTACCACCTCACGATCAGTATTGGCACTGATCTCCGCTAGAGTTTGTGCGAGCCATGTTTCAAGATCAATGTCGTAGAGATTCAGCAGTTTCTGACTGGGAGGTGCCAGTAATATTTTGCTGCCATCTGCGCGTACTTTTTTTAGACTGATGCCTGTTCGATCTAATCTGTCAGATGGGCGTTCTCTCACAGGGCCAAAGTTCTGCACATCATTGCGTGTGATACGATGATAGTTTTTCTTCTTTCCATTGCCAAAGTAGCCAGTATCAATGTAGTAAAAATCTCTGCCGGCAGCCCGGCAAGTGTCCATCTGTTTGCGTTTGGTTATGCCGCGCAGCACCACAGGTGTGTGGGTGTTTTCTTCTTTTGACCAGGTGCTGATCTGACCGCCAGCACCTTGCACAAAACTTTGTAATGTAGGATCGTACATGTGACCTTTTCTTTCATATCTGTACTCACTGTCCAATGCCACTATGCGATTGACCGGCAATTCAGCGATCTGTTGCATGAGAGTTTGCTGTGTGATACCATAGTACAGTCCTGCAGGATCCACACGATACTTCAATATGTCATCAAACAGTTTTCTTATTTCTGGAACCACCATGTCCAGAACATGTTTTTCTACAGGTGGCGAATATTGTTCTTCGTCGCTCATTATGTTCGCTGTAGGCAATGCTCAGTGAGCTGACGTTCTTGATGCCAGTGCTCATTCATTGGTGTGTCTTTGAATTCATCAAAACAAGGAGTGCCCAATGTATAGTGCAGCAATTTGGCATCAGGGTTAGCACCGTATTCGTCAGGAAGCCAGTTCCACTCTTTTGGCAGCTCGCCTAGGCGGTTGTCATCTATCCAAGAGAAACGATGTAAGAAAGCGCCTGTTGAGTTTTGCACAAACTCAGGAGTGAGCTGTCGGTTGCGTACAGCATTGCAATTCCACAAGATCACGCTAGACCAGTTTTTACGTGGATAATCTTCGTTAGGGCTGCCAAGATACTTTTCTTTCATTCGTGTTTTGTAGTCGTGCTTGACTACCATGGCATCTTTGGTGTAGTCTCTCAAGTTCCATAGTTCGGCTATGTCGCCACGAACGATCATATCCCCGTCGATGAATATAGCCCAGCCCTGATGATCCATGAGATACGGCACTAGGAAACGTGTGTAGATGAAATGATTGCTGCCGTCAGTGTGTGTTTCGGCATAGTCTTGGAACAGATTCAGTGCCACAGGTACTATGGCCACTGGTTGGCTGCTGTTGCGTATGATAGAATTTACGCAGGTATGATAAGCGATAGCTTCTCTGGGATCATACCCTACAAAAACTGGAATTGGTTTCATGAAGATATTTATAGGTGTAGATTACACCGTGATATCTTCCATGCCTGCTGTTCTCAATCTGACCACATGCCCCATCTGCCACTGTTTGGTATCCAAGCCTTTCATGATACCCAGCCAGCGATTGCGCAAATATGCCACTTCGTTGATGATGGTTTCGTAATCAATCACTTCATCTTCGCCTTCCACGTACTTTTCTGCATCTCTGCTGGTTAAAGCACGGGCATAGGCTTCCAGATACTTTTGAAAGTGTTTCCTGCGTATCTTGCGCAGTTGGATGTTGAGATAGTTCAACACAGCTTCGATTTCTTGAAGCTGGTTGAACCTCTGTTCAGTGATGCCGGGCAGGGCTGTGATATTCCGTTCTACCAGGCCACCAATCTTGCAGTCTCGTTTGGCATCTTCGAGCTCGCGCTCGTAATGGCTGATAAAGTCTGGGATTGCATCCAGGCTGGCAACTACTCTACTATACCACATGAGATAATCCTAACCATTTTAAAAAATGCGGTGGAAAAATTTCTAGACTCAAATTAGGTCTTCTATTTGTAAACTCAATCAAAAACTCTCTACAATTATTTTTTTGTTGTTCTGTGGGAGTGGCCTCTATAGATTGTAAAATCTGAGATCTATATGACTCAGATAATTGTTCGCACTCTAATCTGATTGTATTTTTGCTATATTCATCAAGCACGTAAGGTGCCATGAAATATGGTTGATAGGCAAAAGAAGAAACCACAAGATTGTCAGAAAAATATTCAACAAAGTTTTTAAAGTCAAAGATTGTTAAATTGGTAATGGTCGCATGGAATTGAAAATTTATATTTTTTTCTTTGATGTATTTGATCTTTGACACAAAGTCATTCCATATATTTCCATACCGATTAAATTCAAAAAATTTGCTGGTAGATTCAGCACTGATGATTAGCATTAGATTGGGAACATGTTGTATTTTGTCAATTATTTTTTTGAATCTAGATTCTGAAACTCCTAGCCCAGTATAAATTTCAATCACCGCAGAGGCATGCATGGGCAATTGAGTTATAATGTCAAACAGTTGATTGTCAAGGAACGGCTCACCACCAGTGATTGTTAGATTTTTCAATCTCGGGGCCATGAGTCGAACTTCATTGAGCAGGGTGTTAAAGTGCTTGGATTTTTTTAGTTCTGGCTGGCTGACCTTCATCATGACACGATCAAATGCAGTCAACTGAAATCTATTGTCCGAGTCCGTGATGGCATAGCTGCCGTTGTTTGCAAGATCTTTTCTCCAGGCACTGCTAAATTCTTTGCAACAATATGAACAGGTTAAATTACAATCGCTGCCAATTGCTAGATCTAAGATTTCTGGATAGTGGGTAACTTGATCATGTGTGCGGATATTGCCTTGTTGATATAGTCTAGGACTACTAGCGCCATGATCCTCTGCGTTCCAGCAATTTGGTTCACAACTGTGATTTCTTTGATTAGCAAGCATCATTTTTCGTTCATTGATGCTGATGTCAGTATTAAACAAGTTGCCGGAATTTTTTTCCAGCCAGTCCATATCTATTGAATGTGGCGCCGCTGCATGACAATTATAGGTAGTCCTAGACTCTAGATCAATTTTTAAATATTGAAATTTCATCGAACAATAGTAATCCCTATCGGAACTACTAGAAATATTTTCCAGTTTAATAGGAAAATATTTCTCCATCAGTTTTCCCAGTCATCTTCGTGATAGTCTTCTTCTTCCTCAATTTCTTCCTCGTCCTCATAGGATTTGTCATCGTCAAGATATGTAGTAAGAGCACGTTTGATATCAGAATCACCTTTGAATGTGTCCTTGATATCATCCACATCACAGTCATTGTC